GTTCTACTAAGATGAAGTTGCACTTCGCTGATTGGCATCTCAAGAAAGATGCGAGGATCGAGCTTGTAATGGAAAGCCAATCGATAGCAGTCCAGAATCATGCTGTCGTCGATGGCGGTCATCACCACGCCCGCAGATCGGGTAAAAAAAATTTCCGCAAACGAAGCGCGCAGCTATTCCAATCACGCGGGTCCATGGCTTCCAATAGCGGCGGCAGGATGCCGCAGAGCGCGCCCATGATGTAGGTCATCTTGCGTTCCTCGATGATGACCTCACCGTCCCACAACATCCGCGTCGGATTGCCGATCCGGTTGATCTCGCTGGCCCGAGGCTCACGAAAGCTTATGGAATTAACCATCTCTCCCTTGTCATTCATGATCGGACGATACAGAAGCTGCACAGTGATCGGCCAAGTCTCCGGATTCTCGGAGATTTCTTTTCTGATCTGATCAGCCTCGCTGAGCACCGGCTCGGGCTTGGGAGCTTCGGACTTGAGTTGCGACGGCAGCGGTTGCTGCGGCGGCATCGTGCGCGGCGGCTCAAGCGGCGGCGTCTCAGGAATAAAACCTTCCCTGATCCGCTCGCCGCCGTTTCCCTTTATGACTTCTGCCATTTTGGTTCACCTTCATCTGATCGATAGTTCCTGACAGGCGAGACCTTCCCAGCGGACCCGGACTTGGCCGTCTCGTGTGTTGTTCTCGAAACCGGCCTTGCAGGTGCCGCCAGTCAGCGTGTACTGCATGCCGTTAGCCAGCTGCGCGACCACGGTCACATCGGTTTCCGCTTCAAGGTCATCCATCAGCAGGCCCGGCACCGTGGACAGGTCGCCCTCGATATACGGCACCCGGGGCAGCTCCTGATACCCATGGACACCATCCTGGCCCGCTATCATAGTACGCTCAACTGCGGATGGTGACACGGTGAAATTCCCCCGCAATGCCAATTGAGTACCCTCGACCGTAAGGAAGGCAATTCCTGCAAAGCGCTGCGCCACTTTAACCTCCTATTTTTTGACAGATGACGAAAGTGCCAGTATTATTGGCTAGTTTTGTGGTTATCAAGAGGACGGCACATGCCCACACTGCAACCACAGGCAGAGGACATAGGTTGGGTCTATTGGCTATTCGACGCGCGCTGTATCGATCCGACAGACAGCGGCTATATCGGCGCCACAACGAACCTGAAGGCGCGGCTTCAGCAACACCGAGAGAGACGAAACAGTGCCGCGCGTGACTTGCCCGAGACCTTTTCGGTGCGAGTTCTTTACGAAGGGCCGATAGCGCGATGCTTGGAAATCGAGCGATCGCTACGTCCGACAGCCGATATCGGTTGGAACCGCATGGCGGGCGGTGTGGGCGTTCGCTCCGGGCGACGACACACTGAACAGACCAAGCGCAAGATATCGCGGGCCGTCAAACGTGGTGTACCGAAAGGTCCAAAATCTCCGCAACATCGTGAAGCAATGCGCCAAGCACAATTGCGGTTGATTGCTGAAGCGCCTGAGAAGTATGCTGACAAGTTTGCAAAAATGCGCGCGGCCCGGGCGCTTCACGATCATTCTGGTATTAACTCCAAGCCGAAATCAGAAGAGCACAAACAACAACTGCGCCTCGCATCAAGTCGAGCCGTTTGCATACATGGGCACGTCAAACCATTTGGTAAGCCGTGCCCACAATGCATGCGTGATCGCAAACGACGCTATCGTGAACGATTGCGACACTTCACTGCGGGGCGCCGGAAGAAGCCTGGAATGGCGCCGGAGTCTGACCGATGATGGCCGTGTCAATGCCACGATCATATTGTAGCCTGAACTGCGCCAGCACGGCGAAGATGCGGAGTTGGTTTATCAAGTCAGGGGGATATAAAACATTTACACGATTCGGGTCATTCGGATCGCGCTCCACGATCAGATGCGCCTTGAACGCCGCGAGGTTCTCGACCAAGCCGTTCCACATATCCAGCTGGTACTCATTGACCAGCTCGGCCTTGATGATGCCGGGCGTGACGATAGCTTGGCCGGGACCGAACTTGGTGCCGTCGTCAGCCAGTTTCGAACGCGGATATTTCGAGGTGATGGCATATTTCTGATTGCGTAACAGCTTCGCCAGGGTGGCGAGCGTGGTCACCAGCTCATAGGCATCGTCCGGTGCGCCATAGAGGTTGAGCTGATAGGTGGTCTGCTCCCGCATGATCATCGGCTGGCCATCAGTGCCGATCTCTTGAATCGCCAGACCGTTCGAGGCCAGACTGTTCAACTCGACGAAATCAAACCGGTCCTGCAGCGGACAGCTCTTGATATTGTTCAACGATAGGGTTTGCAATGGCCGCGCCGGATCGTTGATCAAGGCACGCTGGGCCTTGGCGGTATAAGCCGCCGCACACTCGAACATCGGTGACGGCGTGGTTTGCTCGAACGCCATGATCGATTCGACGCCGCTATTGTTGGTGTCGCCGAACGTAATCAAGCTGGCATAGGTGCCGCGCTTGGCGCTGAACACATGGCCGAACATCTGACGCTGCCATCCCCAGCGACCGGTGTCGGAAAAACCATATTCCGTATTCCACGCGATCAGTGAATTGCTGTCGGTGTACGGCATCGCCACATATTCATAGCCCTGCTTCTGGATGTTGCTGATCGCCGTCGTGAATACTGGTGTGCCCACGCCGCCGGTCAATAAGCCGGTCGCAGGCAGCGTGATGCCGAGACCGATCGGCGTCATCTCGCCGCCCACCGTCCCATAGTAATTCATCGACACGGTGATCTCGTTGCCGTTGACGCCCTGGAACAGCGCGGTCAACGTCACCACGCCGACCGCCGCCACTGCGCTTACCGGCAGCGCCGGATTGCCCAGCGTGTCGGAGAAAGTGTTGATCGCATCGGCGATCGCGGTCGCAATCGTGGTGACCGTGTCCGTGGTCGTGATGTTGACCGGAACGCTGGTGCCCGCGATGTAGAGCGCGATCGTTCCGGCCGCCGTTGGAGCCGTGGTGATCGTGATCGTTCCGGTCGCGGCCGTGCCGCCGACTGGCTCGGCCATCGGCAGACCCCAAACTTCATTGGCGAAATTGTTGGCGTAGAATGCCTGAAACATCCGCGACAGCTCCGAGCCTTCACCAAAGGCGGCATCGGCCTGGGCTTGGCTTCCAATCGGAATCGGGATATTCGCCGTTGCGGTCCCAGTGGAAATCATGATGCCGACCATCAACGCCTTCAGGTTGATGGTGGTCAGACCGGCCATGCTCGGATCGACTTCGATCCAGTAAAGTGGCACTTTGATATTAGCGGGAATATTGGAGAACGAAATCGGCATGGTTGTGTCTCCTTATGTTTGCAACCACGCGAGCCGACGTGCGGCTGACCATGGCTTGCCTTTGATGAGAGTGTTGCCTTTCCAACGTCAAGGATTAAGCATCGCTAGGCGACTGTCCACGCGACGACGTCGGCGATGATTTTTCAGCCAACGTAATCGAACCTTCTTTCAACCGGCGGAATGTGAAGGTATCGTTGGGCCACTCGATATCGCCTTCGCTGCGAAAACCCCCGGCCTTAGGATGCTTGAGCAACCGCCGCATGGCCTCCGCAGTAAAGCCTTCACCGCTGGCAGGCACCACGCGAACACCGGGCACCTCCTGAAATTTTCGGATGCGGGCCATCCTGTCACGCCGCGCCTGACCAGGGCGAGTAACCGTCACATTGACATCAACCATCTCGGCTTCTCCTTTGATCACGAGCTAACAACCACGGCTTGCGCAGCGGCGCTCGGACGCTGCTGCTACTAATAGGGAAATCATAAACCACGTTGACTTGTTGGATTTGCGTGGTGTCGCGGCCATCCGGCGGATACGCCGTGGTGACGTTGATCTCGTCCAGCATGTCGGTGATGAGCGGATACCATTCGCTGCGCGAGAAGCAGTTGACTTCGTACTGCAGCTCGGCGATCGGCGTCTCGTTGTTCAGCCCGGCATTGCCGAAAATATGTCGCCGCGATCCGCGCAGGATGCTTTCGATTCCGACGCCTTCCGGGTTGTTGTTGACCAGCACGTTCATCAATTTGATGTCGGTCCAAAGCGAACTCATGATCTGCAGATACGCCGCGTCGATGCCGTGCTCCAGCGCATCCGAATCATTGTTGGCCTGGATCACCGAGAAGCCGATCCGCGAGGTATGGTTGAACCGGATGCAACCGGCATTGGCATCGCCGTCCGGCACCATGATCTCATCGACGATATAGACGCCGAGAAACGGCAGCAGATCGGCCTGCACCGGCCGCATCTTGGTCTTGCGAAACGTGTAACCGGCGAAATAGGCGTTGGCCGTCACCACGTTGAACATCGCGTCGCGGATATCGACGGCAAAACTTTGTTTTTCGACGATGGTAACCCTGCTGGCGGCCGAGAACAGCGGCGCCAAGGTGATATTCGCAGTTGCACCGACGCTGGTCTTGAGCGTGGCCGCGACCGCCAGCGGTGTCAATGTGATGCTAGCCGTCGCATTGGACATCAGGCATTCCCATCGGTCATGGTGAACGAGGTCACGTTGACGGCTTGGCCAACGCCGATCGAGATGTTGTCGAGCGTCATGTCGCCACCGCCGCCGGTCACGGTAATGGTGCCCTGCATGTGACAGATAACTCCCGTGGCATCGACCAGCCGGAAATAGCCCGCAGTCCCGATCACAAGACCCGTGCAGACGATCGGCGTATTGTTGAACGACTTGCTGCCTGCGGCGGCATTCGCCGCCCAGTCCGAGGCCAGGACTTGCTCGACGAGCTTGCTGCCGGTCGCGGCAGCGGCGCAATTAGCTGGCATCGGACCGGTCCACATCCGCAGCAACGGAGAAACGCCGACGGCAGTCTCGATCGCATCGAGACGGGCGTCGCGAACCACAATGGAGAGCTGGATCATGTCACGATCGCCTTGAGTTCGAGCGTGATCTCGCCGCCGCCATTGTGAAACACGTTGGTGATTTCAAAGCTGCCCGCCGCTGGCGTGTCAGACATCGAATCAACTGGAATATTGATCACATCACCCTGGATCGGCAGCGTCGGAAATTCATCGGTTCTGATATCGAGAATCGTCTGCTGATCCGAGAAAATGCTGCCGTCTTCCATCACCACATTGAGCGTGTGGCTGCTATAGATGCCCCGATTAGTCCCGGAATAGGAATTGCCCAATGTAGATGTGAAGGTCACTGTCCGACCAAAGGTGTTCTGACAATTATTGTAGACCGCCTTAGACATGTTCACGATTGCCATGACAAACACTTCTCCATCAATGCAGTCATCCGCGCCACCAGCCTGTCATACAACGAAGGTCTCAGGATTGGTCGCTCGCTCACATCCTTGACGCTCGGCAAGTGCATCATCCTGATGCTGCGACTGCGCCTCATCGCCTCCCGAATTTTTCTCTTGTCGGTCTGCGGCTGTCTCGAACGCGGCCAGATGTCAGTTTCGACGGTATCATCTTTGAGATCCGTATTCGGATATCGTCGGTTCAGATCATCGGCCTGCCACACCGTCAGCTCAGTTGCCATCTGCTGCGGAAAGCCGTCGCACTGCTCGATCATCGTGGCGAAGGTTTCCTCCTGCTGCGTGGTATCTAGTGAGATTGAAAACACCGTCGCACCAAATAACTGGAGATGCGTCCGATCGCGCGCTCGGGCACCACCATGATCACGCGCTTGCGCTGCGGCGCCAAGGCTTTCGCTGCGGCCTCCAGCGCCTCCCGCTTGATCTGAATCACCGTCGCGGTTCGCAGCAAATCGGCCGTTAATTTTTTAACCCGCTCGCTCATGAAGTGACACACATATTCAACATGGGAATCGCATGTAATGCGTGAGAATGCTTTCAATCGCCTGCAACGTTGGGGACTTCATGCCGATCGATCGCAACAGCAGCAAATTGGGATCGAAAAAAGCCACCCGCGATTCTTTATGACTGATCTGCCGGATGCCTGCCGTCTGCGCCTGCAGCATCCGGATACGTTCTTCACGGATCAACAAGATCAACGCATGCTGCAATGGCAGCGGACATTCAGTAGGCAGATTATAGCCACCGCTATAATGCACCACGACCGGGTGATTCCAGCTCACCGCCATCTGGCCGCCAAACACGATATTGGATAATTTGCCAGAGTCCTCCGCCAGCTCGTAACTGTCGGCCGTCAACAACGTGGCGGCGTCCGAGACGCTGACGACATCCGCCGCCTTGACCGGCCAATGCGACAAGAACAACCGGCCGTTCATGGTCTCGCGCCACGTCTCGTTGACCTCCTCGTAGCCGATGGTCACGGTCGGATGCCGGTTCAGCCGCTCAGCGATCTCTTCCGAGAACGTCGTGATCATGGCCTGCACGATCACATCCTGCGAGGTGTCGGTGGCCGCGATGCCAAGCCACATCTTGGCGTCAGCCAGCGTCATCAGATCGGTTGACGTCGCTGGTGTCAAAACCTGTACCGTGTAATCGACCATGAACGTCAACCGACATCGTTCTGGAATTGCTCGAACAAGCCACGCAGCTCCAGCGTCGGTCCACACGAGCCGTCGCTCATCAATGGGACCGCCACGAAGTTCTCGCGATCGATGGTCCAGCCCTTGAGCCAAGCTATCTTGCCCGGCTCACCCTGCAAGCCGCGTTCGCCACGCTCGCCTTTCTCACCGGATACCCCGCGCTGACCCTGCCGCGCGATCAGCTGCCAGCCTTCGCCGGGACACGGACCGGGATCGTCATGGCGCGCGATGAAACTGCCGCCATTGACCGCGACAATGTCCAATCCCCGATAGCCCACTTCCGGATCAAAAGTCCCGCACACCTGCGGCGTCTGGGCGTCGAGACCGCCAGCCGCGATACAAATCCAGTCGAAGCTTACGCCAGGTTTTTGACTGGTATCCTTGAGCGCCTGATAAGTGCCGCGCTCGTGATGAACCACGTCGCCATCGTAAAATACGACGGTTGGCTGCCACAGCTTGACCCGTGGCAATTTGCCGTCCAAACCACGTTCACCGGGCGGTCCCGCCGCACCAATAGCCCCTGCATCGCCCTGCGCGCCCTGTGGACCGCGTTCACCGGGATCGCCCTTCCTACCGGGCTCGCCACGTTCACCGCGTCCACCGGGCTTCCCAGGTCCACCGGATGGCCCTTCGGGACCAATAAGGCTCAGACCATCCCGGCCATCCTTGCCGTCTTTGCCTTGCGGCCCTTGCCGACCTTGCGGCCCCGCTTCACCGCATTCCCCTTTGACGCTGTCGCCCTTTTGACCTTGCGGGCCTTGCGGACCGGCTTTGCCTTCGATGCCATCGCCACGTTCTCCTTGCGGTCCCTGCGGACCCGGCGGCCCTTGTAAACCCATTTCGCCGCGTTCGCCAACCGGCCCAACGACACTCGCCCCATCACGACCGTCACGCACCAAGGTCAATCGCTCTTGCACCATGGCCGTGACAGCAAGCAGTTTCTGCTGCACCAAAGTCTCAAGCGTGCGCTCCAGTTCAACGACCCGCGTACGAAGCTCGGCGATCGCCTGCGCCGCCTGCGCCTCGATCAATGCGCGTTCGCGCTGCCACACGCTGCGCTCGTGTGCCAGCACATCACCCAATGCCTCGCGCCACGCGTCAAGTAAGACGTCGGGTGACTCGGGCGGCAGCATCGAAGATTCGTCTGGTCTCGCGTTTGACATCGTCGTCATACACCTTCGGTGGCGGCAGCTTCGGCTTGTTTAGATCGATCGCGGCGGCTGGCGGCTGTCCCGCCGCAGGCGGAGCCGGTGGCGGATGCGGCCCGCTAGCACCGCCCGGCGCACCGGGCACGATGCCTGCGGCGGCTTCCAGCGGCACCACCTGCTGCTGCACCCGTGGACTGTCGCCATACGGCACGCTGTCGAGGTCTTCACGATTGCGCGCCTCGTTGGGTGAATAGATGCCGCCCATCACGCCTTCCTTCAGCGCCTCGATCCGGTCCTTCATCGCCGAGCGCAGCAACGCCTCAGTCGACAATTCGGTGTATTCGTCGGGCTGGCCTTTCAGCTGAAACAACCGATCGAAGCTCTGCTCGACATGATTGAGCGCGAAGCCCAAACCGGTTGAAATCCAGAACTGCATCAACGCCTCGGTCGACCCGAACGTCGTGCCGCCTAGCCCGAGAATCGGCATCGGAATGCGAAACACCAACGCGATATTCTCTTTGGAGAATTTCAACAACTCCGCGAGCTGCGCATCACGGCCACCGACCGCCCACGGCACCACCTTCAAGCCATGGGTCAAGACCGGCGTCTTGCCTTGCGCCATACCTTTCGAACGCTCGTCCCAGCGGTCTTGCAGCGCCTGCACCTGATCATGATCGAGGTCCATGTCGGTGGAAATCACCGCCGCCGGACGCGCCTGATTCATGTAGAACTGCACTTGCTGGCTGTTGATAGCGCTGCTCATCATCATATCGGACGTTGCCGCCAATAGCGGCGTCTGCCCCCACAATGGAAACGGATAACGTCGATCGGCGTGTAGACGAATATGCAGAACGTCCCGCTGCGGTATCAACAGCGGAAATTCCTCGTACATCTCGGTCGCGATCACCGCATTGCCAGCCAATCGATAGAAAATATCCCCGGTCGGCGCCACCACCGGCTTGCACAGCCGCGAATCCATCAGATGCAGTTCGCTGACTTCGTATCTGTCGTTGCGCAGCGCCAGCGCGTAGGCATTGCCGTCGATGTATAGATACCGCACGGCGTTGAGCAGAAAATCACTGATGGTCTGGTAAGCATTGGGCGTCCGCAAGATACGCGACAACGCCGAGTTCTTCACCCGCTCACGGCCACCCTTGCTGGTCGCCCGCCAATGGTCGCCAGGACACATTGCGATGGTCTGCGAATAGGCCGACACGCACGCCTCGACGATCGCCGAGCAGGTTCCAAGTGGGATCGGGTCTTGACCCATCTGCCACCAGTTGGTCGGCGTGCCGTCAGGCAACCAACCCCCAGTGACTGGCAGAAAAAACGGTCCCGGTCTAGGATCACCTTCGCCACGCGTAAGCCAATTACGCATACGCTCACGAATGTGAAGACTAAAAGGCATCACAACATGTCCCGTAAACCAAATTCCCGAGCCAGTTATCGAGAAGGCTGGCGTAAACGTCGCCTAGCCGCTGCTCATACGATGATCGGACGAAAATTTGGTCGTTTGACTGTTACTGCCTTGGCGGGCAGTCGAAAGACTGGAAATGGTGGGTTTCGTTGGCGATGC